CCCTGCACTTACAAATATTGTGAGTCGGTTTTTACCTGGAGACAAAGAAGCCAGGGCAAAAGCGGAACGAGAAATTGAAAATCAATTAGCCAATCATTTAGCAAAAATTGATATTGCTCAACTAGAGATAAATAAAACTGAAGCTGCCCACCGGTCTATTTTTGTTGCGGGTTGGCGTCCGTTCATTGGTTGGTCTTGCGGAATTTCACTTTGCTGGACTTATGTTTGTGTTCCTATTTTACAGTTTATTTTAGTGCAAACAGGGAATGTTATTGAGTTGCCGTCTTTGGATATGAGTCAGATGATGCCTGTCCTGATGGGTATGTTGGGGTTAGGTGGTTTGAGGACGTTTGAGAAATTTAAAGGCGTTAGCAAATGACCGACCTGGAGACATTAAAAACCGAAGTGGCCAAGATATTGGAACATGAGGAGGGATTCCGTTCCCACGTTTACGAAGACACTTTGGGATTCGCCACGATCGGAATCGGGCGTTGTATTCATGGAGGTGTCGGCGTGGGGTTGTCTTATTCGGAGGCCGTTTATTTGTTAAAAAATGACGTTTTTCGATGTGTTACGGAATTGGAAAATGCGTTTTCCTGGTTCAAAAACACCGACCATGAGCGGCAAAAAATTCTGGTGTGTCTTGTCTTTCAATTAGGATTGCCAAAATTGAAGAGATTCAAATTGATGTTGGAAGCCTTTGAATCCCAAAACTATGAAAGTGCTGCCCTTGAATTACTGGATTCGCGATTTGCACGCGAACAAGTGCCAGCGCGCGCCAAAAGAATTGCTGATGCAATCCGCACTGGTACGGCGTAGACGTAGGAAAAAAGGGAAAGAACACCCGCCAACCAGGGCTGTTCCGAAACAGCCTTGTGTTGCTTGCGGGGAAGCCTTAGTTGAGAATTTCTGGACCGTTTTGGGTAACGGTGCAATTATCCATTACGGTGGACCCTGGTCAATAAAATGCTATCAAAAAATGAATCAGCCACAGTGACAGTTTGTCAGTCAAAAAAGTGCTATAGGGTCACATAGGACAATGCAACTGACAAACTTTTGGCTAAGCCCTTGTTAACTATAAATTCGCGTTGTCCCGTGAGTACTGCCACTTCTATTCAAAAATAGTTTCCAAACATTGATTCCAATCTTCTAAAATCTTCCTTTTTTTATCGTTATAATCTGAAAAATTATAATGATTTGCTGCTCCTGAGTTTTGATCAGAAATACGCCCCTGGACGATGTTAATGTCCAAAGAATGAAGCCCTAATTTTGACGCCATCAACGTTGCACAAGTTTTTCTGATAAATTTGTTGGGTTGCAAATCGTCAATTCCGGTTTCCTTTTTCCAACGGTTCCGCAGGCTGTTTCTTGCCTTGGATATTGGTTGATCTCCCCAAAAAAAGTTTTTTGTATAGTGACCTTTGCGCCATTGCCGTTTTCCGTCTATTTCATAAATTTTCCCAGGGAATAAAAATTTGCTGTTGGTTTTTGGTAATTCATCCAACAATTTTTGAATTAGGGGCGTGACCGGAATCGTGTGGTCCATGTCGAGTTTTGCTTTTCCCTTGCGTTTCATTCGGCTTGCGGGAATGGTCCAAACGTTATTATGAATTTCCGTTTTTTCAGCGTCTTTAATAGCGGATTCTCGCATCCCACCCGTTGCAAAGAACAATTTAGTCATTGTTGAAAAGCGGGTTTCTTTGCCATCCTGGCCTGCTGGAAAATTATAATTCCAAAGTGTTTTGATTTCTGTTTCTGACAATACGCGTTTGACCGGTTTTGATTGCGGAACCGTCATTGATTTGATCGGGTTATGACTCACCTTTGCGTTTTTCGCCAACCACGAATAGAAACCAGATAATTTATATTTCATCGAGCGAACCCGTCCAACTGTGTTCAATGTTTTTAAATTTCCCGCCTTCAATTCAAGTAAAAAATCAAAAAATTCTTCCCCGTCTATTCCCTTGACCGATCGACCAAAAAAATACTTTTCAACATCCGCATTTTTCAGAAGATAATTTTCATAACTCTGAATTTGCAGTTCTGTTATGTCACCGTTTAATTTTAACTCTGCAATGAATTGAGCAGCGAGTTTTTCAAAGGTGTTATTGAGTGTGTTGGCCATTTTGCGTTGGCGCGATTTAGGGTCAATTCCAACCACTAAATCATCCGCTTGTTTTCTGAATTTTTCTTTTGCCTCCTGAAAAGTGATTTCTTGAACGTTCCCCAAAGTCTGTTCAACACGTTTTCCCGCAACCATTCTTCTGCTCACCCATTTTAATTGGCCATTTTTATAGGCTCGAACAACTAAACCTGGTTCGGTTGTTTTAAAACGCTGATTCATTTTGTTAGCATCAAGTTTTAATTTTCGGGCTTGCATTGTCGTTGTAATCATTTTTTTGCTCCTGTCTTTGAGTCCCACATGAGTCCCAAACGTTGAGTAGAGTTTAGTCCAGTTCGGGACTGTAAACAAGGGTTTAACACAGAAAAATAAGCCATTAAGGATTAAATCCTGCTTTGGGAGCAGGGGGCCGGAGGTTCAAATCCTCTCACCCCGACCATAAAACCCGCAGAAAATAAGGGGTTTCAGAAGATTACGGAGCCTCTTGTTTTTGGTTAAAATGAGGAAAAATACACTTGAGTCCCAATGAGTCCCAATTGATTATTTTTTTGATCTAAAACGTGTCAATTATCTTTGTGATTCGGGTTTTTTTTATTTATAGGGTGGGGGTGTTCTGGTTTTTTAGTTTCAGCCGGAACCGATGTCTAGGTTTTCGTATTTACATTTTCCTTTCTTTTAGAACCTCCGGTTTGTGCATGGCCGGAGGTTTCTAATCTCGCAAACTAAACATGTTCATTTTGTTTTCGTTCCATTCGCGGAGTTGTTGCAAATTAAACCAAAGATGCCCACCCTTTGAATCTGTCCGTTTATACGGTTTGGGAAAGGATTCCGGCTTGTTGGCGTAATACCACGATTTTGATGGAATGAGTCCGCGTTTCACGGCTTCGGAAAAGCGGATATATTCTGGTTCAATTTTTCTGGTTTCATTATTCATTGAAAATTCCTTTTTGCGTGCCAATCGAATCCCACCCTGGCCGGTTTGTTCTCGAAAATAATTCTAAATAGGGTCCATCAACGAGGGACTCAATTCGTTTGTAAATATCGTCTGGTTTTCGTGAATGTTCCCGCACTGGTGCAACCATTAATTGCCTCACGTTTTTTGCTTTCCGTTTGGGTTTTCCAATGGTCCCTAGTAGACACATTTCGGGATTCGCGCGGGTCCAATATCCCAGGCCAAAATGCCATTTTTCGGGTGTCTCTTCCGGTTTGTTTTTCCTAGTGGTTTTTACCCAGGTAAACCCAACGGTTTTATACGTGAATCCCCAGGCTTCCATTAACTGCAAACCAACTTCAAGGGAATGATCCACAACCCATAAAAACAAAATACAATCTTTTGCACATAGTCTTTTCAGTTCAATATCCTTCAACCGATCCAGCGAAATACTGTGGTAATGGTTATCTGTGGATTTTTGACGGCCTTTTTCAGAATACGTTTCAAACTGCCACGGCGGGTCTGCCAAAATTGCTTTATAGCCGGAGTTGATCGGCACCACGTTTGTCAGGTCAACGTAATCAGGGTCCGTCAAAGTTTCGGCTAAATCATACATCCATTTGCTCATAAACTGCGGCATACCCCGCCACATCGACCAATGAGTCCAAATGGTCCGGCGTTTCCATCAACCGCGCAATTTTTACCAAAACCATACAAACGGCAACTTGTTTGGCCGTAATATTCTTTTCTAAAAACACCGACCATAAATTTGCGATTCGTATATGGTTTTGATTTGGTGAGCCATAGAGTCTTTCGCGGTCGGCTATCACCTCCGCAGCCTTTTGCAAAATGTCTGGTTCGGTTTTGGACATTTCACCTTTGATCCCAATCGGACGGCAACATTCCGTCATTTTGGTTGTTTTGTTGTTGCTGGTTTTGCTGCTGGTTATTTTGTTGCTGATAGTTTTGTTGCTGCTGGTTGTTTTGCTGTTTTTCGGGAGTCCATTGATTTTGTGGGTTCTGTGGTGGTTTTGAGAAAATGCCAACTCTGATAACTGGAGTCCCGTCCTTTTTTTTGTTCATCCAGGCGTCGATTTGATATTTAACCCCAGGTTGTAGTTTTCTTAACCCCTCAATTGTTTCTTCGTCAAAAACAGCACTTGCCGTGCGAAAGGGCGGTCCTTTGTAGTCATTTTTATATATTTTAATATTTTGAGCAAAAATTTCCCTTTTTTCTTCGTATTTTTCTTCATATTCCATTTTTTAAAACTTCCTTTCTCATAAATTCACTCGCATTGACAATTTTCTGTCTGTCCATTGGCTCAAAATGTTGTGTCCGGATTTCGTTAATAAGCTGATTTAACGCTTCTGCATTATCGACCGTTAACATTTTCATAATTGTTTTTTCAATTCCGGAGCCGTTGGCAACGTGAGTTTTGTAGGCCTCAACGCTCGATTTCACCCAACGGTCAATCTCGCTTGGATCACGAATCATACCGGCTTGGGCTGCGCGTTGAACCACTCCCGTTGTAAAAATTTGCAACGATTCCTTTTCGGTTTTATCAGACCACGCCATGACTATTTAAAACCGGTTCTTTGGTTTGTTATGTTTTCAATGTGCAATCCCACCCTGATCGGATTTGCCATTGGCTGTAGTTCCCGTTTTTGAGTCGGTTTTTTCCGTATTTTTCCCCACTTAATCCCTTTTTTTGGCACGTAATGTTTAACCATTTTTAACTCCCTTCTCAATTTTGATACATTCCCCAAAGGGCTTTTGCCTCTGCCAGGTAATCTGGCGGCATTTCCCAATAAAAATTTGTTTGTGAATTTGTAAAATCAGGAACAATAAAACGGGTCATTGTTTCAACTTTTCGCAAACCGGTGATGTTTTCACGAACGATGGCGGCAATTCTCATTTCCGCCTTGGCGTTATAGAGTCCAGTTTTTGACAATTCCGGACAGTTTTTATTTGAAAAAATTCTATGACCGGTTTTATTGCCGTAAACGATAAAACAATTTTCTGTGTTTAATCCGTGACAATAAACGGCGACTTGTTGGACATGGGAATTCCGAGGCTGTAAAGGAAGGGAACTGGTTTTGAAATCTTGCGTTGTCTTTTTCCCTTTTGCCGCTTGTTTTGGTGTTTGGGGTTTATCCCACAGCGTTTTGAGTTCAACGATTGTTGCGGTTCCTTCGGAATCAAAAAAAACAAAATCCGCAAAACCCAAAATGTTAAAACTGCAACCTTCAAACCTTGTCAAAATTTCTTTCTCGGCTATGGTTTCATGCCCATCCAGAATTTCAGAAAGTCCGGCCAAAGTGTGCAAATACGTTTGGTCAATTCTTTCCATCACGATTTTTTTATGGTGAATTTGTTTCTTATAAAAATCGTCCGACCATTTCGCGGGTTCAAAATTTTCCACTCTGGACCGACCGGCACCCCAATCATGGGAATCGTGTTTTTCAAAACGGTTGAGTCTGTGTGTCAACCCTTCGGATTTGTCAAACTCAACGGCCATCGCGTTGCCAATCGCACTTCCGGCGGCCATAATCGGTTTCATAGTCAATTTTTTGAGAATCGAGCGTTTTTGTTCTGACAAGTACCGGTATTGGAAAAGCCAGACATCAAGTGGCGTTGTCAGTTGTGATGGCGAAAACCGCAAGGTGGTTGTTTGTGCTAGCATGGCTTAAGATTAAACGGTTTTGGCCTACTCGACAACAAACCAATTTGAATTTTTTGGATAAATCCGCTTGAAATGCGCTTAACGGGAAAAAGAGACTCCAATAATCACATGAATTGCGGCTGTCTCTGCAAGGTCAAATTCTTCTGTTTCTGAATTGTGTAAGCGGCAGAAAATTTTATTATTTTTTATTTCTTGAAAAATACGCGCCTGGGCGTGGACTTCCTCACTGTCTGTTGTTTTAAAAAAAACTAAAATTTCATCATCTTTGCGCGGTGGCAAGGTTGGATCAACAGTGATCATTTCACCGGTTTTTATCCGAGGTTCCAGCGCATCACAACAAATTCTGGTTGTATAAATTTCTTTTGGTATCCGCCGCATTTTAAGCCCTAGTTCTCCCGCTCCAATTGGGCTGCTACTAAGGACCGGAGGCTTGTTTTGTACAATAATTTCTTCCGAAATATCCGATCCGAGAAGGTCCGCAAATGTACAATTCAACGCGTCTTTTATTTTTTCTAACTTGTCAGTTGTTAGTTTTCTTTTCTCTAATTCCAATTTGGAAATTTGCGTTTGTGTCAACCCTGTCTTGTTTGCCAGTTCCTGTTGTGAAACGCCACGCGATTTCCTGACCTTTTTAATTCTGTTCATAGAACGTAGTCCACGTTAGGATTGTAAACAAGGGTTTATAGAGAAAAATAGGCCATTATGGTGTATTGAATACCTCAAAAATAAAAATAAAAACATTGAATCGAATATTAAACCAATTATTGCATCAAATTTTTACTCCATCCGTTTAATAGAGTTTGGGACGGTTTAGAACCATTTATTTTGGTTTTTAGTCCAGATTCTCCTCAGTTTCAAGTGCCTTTCGATTCTAAAGAAAAAGAAATCAACCCAAAAAGGGTTTACTTGTAGTCCATAAAAAGTTCAAATAAGATTATATTTAAGACAAAAAAAGGGTTTTAAATGCTCTTAAAAGAATATCTCGAACAATCAAATTTATCACAATTAGATTTTGGGCTAATCGTCAATGAGTTGCAGCCCACCGTGGCGAAATGGGTACTGGGTCGGAATATACCGCGTCCAGGGGCCTTGGAATCGATTGCAGCGGCAACCCAAGGAAAGGTGAGCTATACGGATTTTGTCAAAGCGCAAAGTGAATATAAAACCCGCCATTCCAACTGAAACTGAATTGCAGATTTCAGTGGTTGAATATTTAACAACGGTTGGAAAAAACCTTGATGCGTTTTTTTTTCATGTTCCCAACCAGGGAATCAGAAAAGGCAATTATGCCAATAAATTAAAACGAATGGGTTTGAAATCGGGGGTGTCTGATCTCGTTTTTATTCTGCCTGGCGGAAAAGTTGGTTGTATCGAATTGAAAAGGGAACGCGGAGGCTCACAAACTCAGCCACAAAAGGACTTTCAAAAGGCGGTTGAAAAACTCGGTTGTCCTTACGTCCTTTGCAAATCACTTGAAAATGTTTTGGACACACTGAAAAAGTGGAAATGTTTATAAATGGACGGCTTGGCTCATTATAAAGAATTGGAACTTATCGCCAGGGAAAAATTCATTCGCCACTACATTGCCCTTTGTGTTGAAAACAACATGATTTGGCCAGGTTATAAAAAAGATATTTCGGATTACATTTGCGATGATTATTGAATTGACTCCCACGGAAACGCAAGCTGCGGCCTTGCATGGCGTCCAACGCCGGATCAATGCCCTACGTCAGAATTTCAAAAACAGGGGTGGCGATGCCGACCACCGGACGGGCCGTGAAGCCTGGGGCCTCGATGTTGAGGGGGCGGCTGCAGAAATGGCCGTTGCCAAGGGCTTGAACCGGTTTATGCCGTTTATTATTAATACTTCGACCGCCAAGGATGATGATTTAAACGGAATCCATGTCCGTTCTACACCCTACGCTCAGGGTCATTTGCTGATTTACAAAGATGATTTTGATGAAAAGCCTTATGTTTTAGCGGTGGGTGCAATCCCCAGGTTTAATTTAAAGGGTTTTTGTTTGGGCAAAGATGGCAAACAACAAAAGTATTTTCGGCAAACTTTGGACGGGAACGCTTTTTGGGTGCCGCAAGATCAACTCAAATCAATTGAACGTTTAATGTTTTGAAAAGGAAAATTTAGAAATGTCAACGATAGCGACCGCGTGGGCTTGGGGTTTGGATATTAAAGCCTCTGACAAAATCATTTTTTTAGCCTTGGCCGACCAGTCCGACGACAACGGCGAGTCTTTGTTTATGGCCAATGAAACCATTGCCAAACGATGTCACTGCACAATCAGAAAAGTCCAATCCACGTTGAAAAAATATAATGGGAAACACCTCAAATTGTTGTCCGAAGCGGGGGAAAAATACAAAACGCGGGAATGGAAATTGTTAATTGATGGGGGTGAATCACGTTCACCCCTAACGAATGAGGTTCACCCGTCTGGCGAATCTGGTTCACCCTATAAAGAATCTTATAATAAAGACTCTTATAATAATAAGGATTCTTAT